ATTGATAATACTTTAGAAGATAAAACCAATTTCTTATTCGGTTTTTCCTCTACTGATAATACTACTTCTGTCATTTTTCTCTCCTTTTATTTAATAACTAAGAAACGGTTTATTTTTAAATGATTTACAATTTATTTCCGCATAATGGGCAAATTTCAGGTAAACTTTTTTCTAATGTCTGTATTTTTTGCTTTTCTTTTTCTATATTTTTTGAGATTATTTGAATAGAATTAATTACCTGATCTAAATTAGATAAATCTTCTAATGTATCTTTATAAGATTCAAAGGAGTTCTCCAGTTTTGATATGTTAGGTATTTTTATATTCTTAATAACAGAATTTACATTAACTACTTTAGAAGTTAAATTTGCTATTTTTTCATAATCATAAGATAGTGTAGCTAACTTGCCAAATCTTTCATCAATTTTATCAATCAAATCCTGTTCAGGTATATTAAGTTTAGCTATTTCTGATTTAATGCTTCTATACTCTGTAACGCATTTATTTATTCTGTAAAATTTATCTGTTTTATCTCTAAGATTATTAAATTTAATTTCAATAACATTCACAACTGACTCATAACTATCAATAAAATCAAATTCAGACAATAATTCAGTCTTATTACCAATATCCTCATTCAAAGATTCTACTTCTCTATTAACTTTCAATCTTTGTGAATTGCACTCACTTAAAACTTTATCCATTACTTCTAAATTAACAATTTTATTCAATTTTCTCGTTACTTCTCCAGCAGATTCTGAAAGTAAAAAAGGAGAATCGTGTTGACTTTGATTGTTCAATTCATTGATATTGAATATATCACTAATCTCATCAGGTACACTTTGTCCCATAGCCTTAAATTCAGTATCATTCAGAAAGTATGAATTAGTAGTACCACCTTTGATTCTTTTAACAGTATCTCCTGAGTCCAAAGTTATTGTAACTTCTGTTTTTTCTTTTTTCTTTTTAAAATTAGAACAAAAACTATCACCTCCAGGTTTATTGGTTATAACCCAATTCAAAGCTCTAATAACAGCAGATTTTCCGCTATCACTTTGACCTGCTATTATATTCAATCCTGCGTCAAAATCAAAAGTAGAATCTTTATGACTTTGAAAGTTTTTAATTTTTAGTTGTTTAATCATTTTAAATTATAACCTTTTCCTCTAAAAGAATATTTAACATATCCATAATATCTAAAGCTCTAACCAAAGCCTCTTTTTTATAAATTCTATCTTTTTCTTTTACTTTGTGAGTCTTAAAATAAATAAAAGCATAATCTCTTTTGGTTTTAGGGTCTCTAACTACAAAACAATTTTTATCAAAATCTATAAATATTTCCACTTTTTTATCTCCTAGAAAGGTAAATGTTCACTATTATAATCTATCTCATTTTCTTGTTTATTTTTATCTATATGACTTTGAAATTCCTCCTCTGTCTGAAAAGACATAGACAAATAAACATTACCAGTAATAGTCATATTCTCCCAAGCTGATATTCTATATTCAACTCCATTAATAAGAGCTTTACCAGTCATATCAGGTTGTTTGGGATTATATTTAAAACTATTCTTGAAAATACTTCCTCTATTATCCTTTTTTTCAGATTCCATAAAGTTCACCACTCCTTGCTCTACTATCAATTCTTTGTTTTTCTTTGAGTGTTATGCAATTTTTACATAAATAAATTATAGGAGTAAAAGGACTACAAGAATAATCATCAATCTCAACTGGTCCTATATACTCAAAATCATCAATGTAAAACTCCTCATCACACCTCGTACATTTAGCCATCATACTGTCTATATTTGACATTTTTAACCTCTACATATTTATATAACTGTATTTAATCGAACTTTTTAAAATCTTCCCAATATTTTTCTTTAAAAAAACTAGCAGGAACTGTATGTAAAAAATCATCTAAAGGAATTGAATAATAAGAATCCTCTTTTTTATATTGTAAAAATAAAATAGAAGTATCATCAAACCAAACATAATGCCTTAAAATTCTATACAAAGAAGAACTTATTGTTATAATCGGAACTCTTCTATCTCTTTTAGTTATTAGCATTACCCATTCTACACCAGCATTTTTTCTATCATCATTTGCTTGTTCTAAAAAATCCTCAAATTGCTGTTTTACTGTCTTTGTAGGTTTATCTAAAATATCTAATATAGAATATTTACCATATCCAATTTTCAATTCTATAGAACAGACATCAAGCAAAGGTTGTCCAATGGGGTCTACTGCCTGAATATCTCCATACTGTCCAAAAGTTCCTTTACCTTTTTTACTTCTTACTTTAGCTCTTGCTCCTGAACCAGCAGTTCTCCAAAACACGTCATCTCTTTCACTACCAGTCCACCATAAAGATAATTTTTTACAGATTTTTCTTTCAAAAGAAGAACCTTTTCTATGCCCTCTTCCCACGTTCTTTCCTCCTCATTTTAATTTTTTCTTTAGCTGTTATTTTGTTTCTACTATCATTTCCAAATCTCGAAAAATCATTATTGAAAAACAAATCCCAAGAACTTAATTTTGAATCGGAAAGAAAACTATCTAATCCATAAGTATTACAAATATCTCTAAACATCTCCATATTAAAAGAATTTGACATTATTCTAGGTTCTCTAGTACCCTCAAAAGGTAATTTAACAAGCTCTTTATTTCTCTCTAAAATAAACTCATCATTTTTAATCTTTTGATATGCTTTACTTTTAGGATTTAATTGATTGTTTAAATACTTTATAACAGTCTTTTCACCAACTCCTTGAATACCTTTTACATTATCACTATTACAACCTGCAATAGCTTTAACTAGCCAATACTTTTCAGGTGTGATAAACTTCTCTAATACTAAAGTTTCTCTAGTGTATAATTTATCTTTTTGAGGATTGTAGATATTGCAATAATCTAATAACTGAAACAAATCCTCATCAGCAGTAATAACAACAAAATCTCCTAATTTATTTATAACTGTGGAGGCTATTGTATCATCAGATTCATAACCAGTTTGGGTTATATTATTAACAAAACCAATCATAGGTAATATTTCATTTTTTAGTATATTGAACTGCTCAAAAGCTATATTTAAAGCTCTTCTATCTTCATCAGATAAATCTTTATGTCTTTTAGCCTTATATTCAGGATAAATTCTTTTTCTAAGAGATTTTTTACTATCCCAATAAAAAACAATATCATTTGTTTTAAATTTATTTCCAAGAAAAAGAACTCTATTCAAGAATCCAAAAATAACACCTGTAGGAATATCCTCATATTGAAAGTTTTTAAGAGCAAATCTAGCTTGATGTGCTATATAATTTGAGTCAATTAATAATGTGGCATCTTTATTCATAACGTTTCTTTCTATTAGTTTTTAATGAATCTTCTACATCTAACCAAGTATCTTGACATATTTTTTTTAATTTATTCTCTAAATTATTTTCTTCTATATATCTGATTAGTTTTTCTATAGTAAACTCAACTCCTAAAGGTTCTGCATTTATAACTGATTTTCCTTTAGGTTTAACAAATACTCCAGTAGATATTAAATAATCAATACACGACTTAACATCATCAACTCCGTAATCATAATAAATAGGAAAATCAACGTCTCTGATCTTACCTGTGATAGAGTTCTTTTTAATTCTAGCTCTAGTATATACACCTATTTGCATTTTTAATTTTTTAATTTTCTCTACTACAGCTAACCATATTTCAAGAGAAGCATAAAATTTTAAAGCTGTACCACCGCTCCTTGTTTTTTCCGCAAAACCTATTCCTATATTTTGTCTAGTTTGAGAAATAATAATCAATAAAGAATTTGTCTTACTTATTTTTCCACAAATTCTTCTTAAAGTTTCTGAATTAGATTTGGCTTTTTTCATTCCATAAGAACCAGCTACAGTAGCAGATTTTAAACCTTTGCGTTTTTTCTGTCTTGACTTCATCTGATCTTCATACTTATCAATATCATCTTCAGAATCTAAAGAATCCATTGAGTCTAATATATAAACGCACTTTTTCCCTGAATCTAATCTATCATAAATAGAATCCTGAAAATCTTCTAAAGTTTCAGAATTTATAGGCTGGTTATCATCATCATACCCAAAAGCAGGTACTACTCTACTGTTAAATTTTTTACCAAATAATTTAGAAACATTAAAACTATTTCTATGTTCTGCATCATCATAAACTAATTCATAATCATCAAAATCAGAATTATGAACAAACTCCGCTAATATGGTTAAAGCTAAAAACGTTTTTCCTGCTGAACTATCTCCAATGATATTAACCATAGTACCCATTAGAAATCCTTTATTAGCACAATCAGAACAGGCTAGGTTCAGCATAGAAGTTCCAGTATTAATATAAACTTCTTTTGATTTTGATATTTTCTTTTCAGAAGATTTTTCTATTTCTTTCACTCTTTCTTTTTTAGTTTTCATAATTAAAAAAAACCTAGACTACTTCATTTAGAAGCAATCTAGGAATTGGTTGGAGGTTTAATTATTTGCGTTTAGATTTCTTATTTGCTTCGTATTCATCAATACAAGTTTCCCAAATATCACAATCCTCACACTCTTTTTCTAAATCAACATCTACTCCAAATTTATATCCATAAGGACATTTGCCTTTTTTGGATTTCTTTTTAGGAGGTTCAGGTTCTTCGTCTACTTCAGTTTCATCTTCTTCAGAATCATCTTCAGGTTCATCCTCAATAACTTCTTCTTCAGAATCCTCTTCAATAGCCTCTTCAGGTTCTTCTACTTTAGCTTTTCTTTTTCTAGTAGATTTCTTTTTAGGAGCTTCTTCTTCAGTTTCATCTTCTTCAGAATCATCTTCTTCAGGTTCTTCTACTTTAGCTTTTCTTTTTCTAGTAGATTTCTTTTTAGGTTTAACAACCTCTTCTTTAGAATCCTCTTCAATAGCTTCTTCAGGAATACCGTGTAGTATTTTTTCTATTGCATCATAAGATAGTACAGAAAGAATCTCATCAAGATTTAGAACATCATCAAGTATAGACTCATCATAGTCATCTCTTTTCTCAAAATCAATTCTACTTGCTTTTAGATATTTGATTGAGCCTAGAGACTCTTCTTTGAATCTTACATTTAAAGAATAACCATCTTCTAATTCTGCAAAATCTCCGTATTCAGGTTTACCCTCTCTTATTTCTTCATCCAGCTTTTCCCCAAAGCAATAATAAGAAAATTCAAATAAACATACTTTATCAGAATCAGCATCCAAATCAATTACATTGAATAGCTCTCTTTCTTTAGGTTTAATTGTTTTGATTAAATCCTCATCAGCTTCAGGGTCTTTTTTGAGTTGTGCAATATATTCACAAATAGGACACTTTTTGCCAACTGTTCTAGGACATAGTATAGCTTTTTCTTCTATTCCTACGTTAAAATGAACATAGATAGTTCTTTGATACCACAAATCTCCTTTATCTACTTCAGGATTGTTGTTGACTGTTACCTCATAAGGCAAAATATCAATAGCTCTTGTTCCTTTTTTAGGTTTATAAAAAACCACTCCCTCAGGAAGATTTAGATAAGAAGAATTTCCTTTATTTTCAGCATTTTCTGCTTTTCTTCTTGCTCTTGCTCCCATTCTTTTTCTTTCTGTTCTTTTTGGCATTTTTAATCCTCCTTATTATGCTTTTCAAAAACATCTTTCCAACTTCTAAATACTGCATAAGAAGCAAATCTTATCAATATGTAGATTACAAATATTGAAACAATTCCTAATAAAAAATACATTATCAGGGAATTAATCATCTGTACGTCTCCTACGTTTTCTGACTTTCACTTTTTCTTTAGCTGATTTCTGTTTAATATCTTTAATAGCTTCCGCTGAAACAGAATCAGAACATTTAGGTTCTGAGAAGTATTGCTGACTATGCAATTTAACAATGTTCTCAAGAGCTGATTTTCTATGATCAAAAGCTCTAACCGCTCCTTGTAAAATACTTAATTCATATTTTCTTTCGTGCATTTCATCTAAAGCATCTCTATATTCAGTATCTGAAACAATGATGGCTTCTGTTATGCTGGCAGTTACTTTCTTAAAATTAAACTTTTGAGGGAACTTATTGATATTAACAACAAGTTTACTTCTTATAACCTCAACTTTTTCTTTTGCTTTGTCTAAGGCTCTTTGTGCATCAGAAACCTCTGAAGCATAGAACCCATATAAACTAGGTTGATTAACCCATTCCTCATCAAGATTGAACTTATCAATCTTTAACTGATCTTCAAATTCTGACATTTTTAATCCTCCTTTATATTTAATAACTTGATAATTTAAAATTTTTAAAGGTTTGTAACATTAAAACACGTTAAAATTAATCCAGCCTTTCCTGAATCATAAAAATTATCTTTAAACTCAAAGATAATATCCGCTGACCTTTCTTTTCCTGAATTAAGCAAAACCGCACTCATATAACCTAAAATCATTCTTCTAACTGA